AAGGCCCTAGCCTTTATTCTGATTTACCATCGGAGAACCAATGATCCGCCCTCTGCGTGACCATGTATTAGTTAAACCAATTCCACGAAAACAGTCCGACACCCTAATTGTGGTATCAAGCGAAAAATTCAACATCGGCACCGTAGAAGCAGTGGGGCCAGGACTAATAACTAAACGCGGTATTCAACCATGTTGCGTTGCGATAGGAGATAAGATTCGATACGGTAACGGAGACTATTTGGACTGGCCTATTATTCATCATGAAGGGCAAGAGTTTCAGATGATTCGTGAGGCTGATATTGCCGGAATCATAGAGGAAGATAATGCCTAGTTCGCTTATTGTTGCAGTGCATCAATTAAATAATAATTCAAAAGGTTAAAACTCGTGTCAAGCACATCAGGTGGACAGCCCGGTAATACCAACGCCGCTAAGGGGAAGGTATGGAATGACGCCCTTCGTAAAGCTATCACTCAGGACAACCATAAGCGCGTCCGCGAGGCTATCGAGCAATTGCTTAACCTAGCTGCAGCCGGAGAGCAATGGGCTATTAAAGAGCTTGCAGATCGCTTAGACGGTAAGGCCGCTCAACCTGTTACTGGGGCAGACGGTGAATCAGACCTCACCATCACCCACATCATCCGACAGATCGTAGACCCGATTGAGCCAACTTGAGATACAGACCCCTAGAGTCTTCAAGCCTCTTTTAATTCAAGCACGATATAAAGGAGCCCACGGAGGTCGAGGATCGGGTAAATCACATCATTTCGCTGAAGCCTTAATCGAACAGTGCTTATTAAAAAAGACCCACGCGGTTTGCGTTCGAGAAGTGCAGGAATCATTAACTCAATCAGTCAAAAAGCTTTTAGAAGAAAAGATTGAATCCTTGGGTGTTGGTAAGGCCTTCACAGTCCAGTACGATAAGATTCTGGGTAATAACGGTTCTTTAATCATCTTTCAAGGCATGAAGAACCACACGGCTGAGTCGATCAAGTCTTTAGAGGGCTTTGACATAGCGTGGGTTGAAGAAGCTCAAAGTCTCTCACAGCGAAGCCTAGACCTGTTAAGACCTACTATTCGCAAGCCCGACAGTGAGTTGTGGTTCTCGTGGAATCCCAATCAATCAACCGACCCTGTAGACGTATTGCTTCGTGGTGACAATTTGCCACCTGGTGCGGTAGTCGTAAAGGCTAACTATCGTGACAATCCCTGGTTGCCAGCAGTCCTTAAAGCGGAACTTGAATACGACCAAAGACGTGACCCCGATAAGTTCGCCCACATATGGCTTGGCGAGTATCAACGAAATAGTGAGTCACGAGTATTTAGAAATTGGAAGATTGAAGAGTTTGAACGCCCACCTGGTACTGTATTCCGGTTGGGGGCGGACTGGGGATTTTCAATCGACCCATCCGTATTAGTTAGGTGCGACATTGAAGGCAATAGGCTTTACGTTGATTACGAGGCGTATCAAGTTGGTTGCGAGATAGTTAACCTGCCGACTTTGTTCATGGCTGTTCCAGAAGCCGAGAAGTGGCCAATAATCGCCGATTCAGCACGACCAGAAACCATTAACTATATGCAATCCCACGGCTTTCCAAAGATTCTAGCGGCTCTCAAAGGCCCGCGCAGCCTTGAGGAAGGGGTGGAGTTCCTTAAATCGTTCGATATTGTGGTTCATCCCCGGTGTAGACATCTGATCGATGAGCTGACGATGTATAGCTACAAGACCGACCCCTTAACGGGGACAGTAATACCCATTTTAGAGGATAAGAACAATCATGTTATTGACTCCCTCCGCTATGCCTGCGAAGGCGCTCGACGTGTTAAGGCTCAAAAGCCTCGCCATGTCCAGCCTTCGGAACCAATGAGTTGGATGGGATGAGCGATAAAGAAACGATTGAGGAAGCCGTTGAGTTCCTAAAGATTTCTATGGAAGGTGAGACAACCTCACGTTCCGAGATGATCGAAGACCTGAGGTTCCGGTACGGTGAGCAATGGTCAACCCAAGATCAAATGACCCGCAAATTGCAATCTAGGCCGATGTTGACGATCAACGAGCTTGACACTTCTATACGCCAAGTCTGCAATCAAATTCGCCAGCAGCGCCCAAGAATCAAGTGTCACGGAATCAACGACCAGTCCGATGAACAGATCGCTGAGATTATCACAGGTCTAACAAGGCACATCGAGCAAAAATCGGATGCTGATTACGCTTACGACAACGCCTCAGACTTCGCTGTAACCGCAGGTAAAGGCTTTATTCGCGTTAACACTAATTACGTTGATGAAAAGACCTTCGACCAAGAAGTTTTGATAGCCGCGATTGAAAACCCGTTCTCAGTCTATTTTGACCCCTTCTCAGTCCTGTCAGACGGTTCGGACGCTGAAGCTACAATAGTTACTGACATGGTCCCTAAAGCCGATTATAAACGGCTGTATCCGGGCGCTAGTAAGCGCGGCTTCTCCATTAGAGGTTCGGGTGACACCGGAGACTGGTTAAGCACCGAAGAGATTAGAGTAGCTGAGTATTTCAAGGTCGAGCATAAAAAAGAGACGCTTTTCCTGCTTTCAAATGGCATGAACATCTTTAAGTCTCAAATGCCCGACCAATTACCCGAAGGGCTGATGGTTATTAAAGAGCGCCCGTCTTCTAAGCGTGTGGTGAAGTGGAAGAAACTGACTCAGTTTGAGGTATTAGAAGAGCGTGAGTTAGGTGGAAAATACATACCCATCGTGCCTGTTTATGGTATCCGCTATTTCAAAGACGGCAAGATTCGCCACATGGGCATGGTCAGGATGGGCAAAGATCCCCAACGCATGGTCAATTTCTGGCAAACGGCAATGACCGAGCTTGTAGCCTTAGCTCCCAAAACCAAGTGGGTAATGGCTGAAGGTCAAGATGAAGGTTATGAAAACGAATGGGCGCAGGCTAACGTAAAAGCGACCGCTATCCTACATTACAAACAGAAAGATGTGGATGGCCAGCCCGCTCCGCCCCCCGAAAGGCTACAACCCGAAGCCCCTCCGGCGGGAGCGATAGAATTAGCTTTAACAGCCAGTCAAAACCTTAAACGTGTCCTTGGGGTCTTCGATCCAGCCGTTGAGACAGGTGGCCCTCGATCAGGTAAGGCTATTCGAGCCGAACAATCTCAGGGTGAAATAACTAATTTCCATTTCTATGACAACTTAACACGCTCAATTAAGCACGTTGGACGCATTATTCTCGATTACATACCGATTTACTACGATACAGAGCGCGTTTTACGCATTATTGGGGCAGATGGCAGGCCAAAACTCACCTCAATCAACCAAATGCAACAGGATACAGGCAAGATTCTTAACGATGTAACCGTAGGTGAGTACGATGTGGTGATGGAAACCGGCCCCGGTTACGACTCGAAACGGCAAGAAGCGGTGGAAAGCATGACCGCGCTACTGAACGTCGATCCTGATTTAATGAAAGTCGCTGGAGACTTGATATTTAGAAACATGGACTTCCCCGGAGCTGAAGTTATTGCAGACCGGATGGCTGCGGCTAATCCTTTGGCGCAGATTGAAGAAAACACAGACATCCCCCCTCAAGCCCAGATGATGATTAAGCAATTGCAGCAAAAGTTACAACAGTCTCAGCAAGAAATGCAGCAAATGGGCTTAGAGCTTAAATTCAAGCACGGTATTGAGCAGATGAAGCAGACAGGTGAGACTCAACGCACTCACATGGAATTGATTACCAAGGCTCATGATGTTGATACCCGCGAAAAGACCTCAGTGCACGACACCAACACGCGCGCGCAAACGGCTATCACCGTAGAAGACTTAAAAGCTCACACGGCTTTGTTGTTAGCTCGAATCGATGAGCGGATGGCAGATAAGGCCGCAACCAGCACAGCGGAGTCTGCAACAGAATGACATTTGACCTGATTCCTAAGTACCACAAGGAAGTTGGCGAGTGTGTGATTTTCATAAAAGACGGGGGAGTTGGTTGGCTATGCACCGGTTTGGGGTTCGGAGTGTATGGCATTACTGAAATTGCTTCATATCGGGCATGGCTTGACGTATACGAGAGAAAGATTCGGAGTGGACAACTCACGCGCCAGAAAGCCGTTCAAAAAGCCGTTGTCGAGGATAAGCCGGTCCCTCCGGTCAAAAGAGCTTGTAGAAAGCGGATTGATAAATTGAGAACCTACGGACCTCGATACGGTTCGCGTCTTTTGGAGCCACAT